TTGTGCCTTTGGGAGACTCACTTCCGCTTCCACAGGCTTCACGTAGTTGCTCTTGCCGTTCTCGCCGTTACGCCACCGCTCCAGTGTGTACTCCTGTGCCAGTGCAGGAGCCACAAACTCAAGAAAGCGTTGCATATTGTGCCCTGCTCCGCAGTTGTGGCACTTGAAGAAGTAGTCGTTCTTCTTGGGGAAGAAGAAACCACGTGCCTTCTTCTTGTTGCGCTGCGAGTCACCGCAGATGGGGCATCGGCAATTTGCGAGTGCTTGAGACTTCCATTTGAATCGCTCCAGTTGGGGCGACACTAGGTTGATGTATTTCTTGTCGATGTAGGTGGACATTACTGTTTCTCGTATAGCCAAAGGTCTTCGTAGTTTCCGCCTCTTGTTTTTTTAGCCTGCCGTGACACCGCTATGGCACTCCAACGAACACGGTGACGCGCAATCTGCTTCATGTGTTTTTCTGCTATCGCTGCCATATCCTCACTGATGGTGATTTTCTGCTTTTCTTTGGTTGTGTAGTTGCTTATCACAAAACCAAACCGAGAACCCCGCTTCATGGACTGTACGCAAAGCATGATTGTTTTCTCCCAGTAGCCGATCAGCCAATCGGAATAGTTTGAATAATCAGATATGCTCTGCTCTCCGCTCCTGTATATTTCTAAATTGAAGTATGGTGGGCTAAACAGGACTGCATCTACTTTCTCGGAATAGAGATTCAAAAAATCCGTGTCTTGTAGTTTTTGGCTCGGACACAGGTAGTGATGACTTGTCTTGCCATCTCCAACGAGGCGTGAGGACTGATACTTGGTGTATTCGTCTTGTAGCCATTTGCCATTTTCTACGACTGAAGGGATGACATCAGTGGTTATAAAGTGGTCAAACTTGCTTGAGTAGAATGCCAACTGGTAGGCATTCCATCCGGAGACAGGGGCAAACAGGGTTTTTCCTTCAAACAGGCTATCAAGCATAGAGAGGTATACTGAAGGATTGAACACGCTTGGCTTGTTTGCCCCTATCATAAAGTTTGTCCAAAAACTCCCGTAGTCATCGCTGGCGCACAGTTGGTCAAAAAATGCAGGACAGGCAATGCTGTTTCTGATCTTGAAATCCTCAAATGCTGCCTTCATAAGACCCAAGCAGTACTCACTGTCGTTTACATACAATTTCTTGGTGGAATAGAACTCCATCAAATTGATATTCTTACACAACCGTCCGTAGCGACTGTTTGATCTTCCGTCAAACTCTCCATTTTTGACTGTTGGAACAGACGGAATTTCAAAATAGTGAGACAATTGATTTGGCAGTGAAGCGTATTTGTTGTACCAATACTCCAGTGCCCTCTCTGCATCAGTAACCAATATTCTGAATAGTCTTCTCTTGAACTCTTCTATACGGGTTTTCCTGTTATCTTTTTTTGAAACTCTGTTGATGAAATCATCCAAACTGCTTCTAACAGCAAATGTTCCACTTGTGTCCATTATGTCTAGTATGGACACCTTTTCACAGAACTCCTCGTATGACACATTCTGCAATCTGAACAAAGACAGAAAATCTTTGAATGTTGTTATCACGATCTACATACTCCAATCACTTGTATCACGCTTCTTACCGAACTTCACGCTGAAGTCCTTGGCACCGTATCCTGATCCGTATCCGTCCCCTTCACCCTTTTGGATGTTTGCATCCATCAGGTCTTCCGAAACGCTACTGTCGATATCGTAGAACTTCATCTTGGCGTAGTTCAATCCCACTATGAACTTCTTGTTTGCAGCCTTGCCGTTGTAGCGGTTCTTCAACTGCTTCACCATGATCTGTCCTGCTTTCTCCAACTCATCGGTGGTGATGAGGGCAATCATCAGGTCTGCCGTGTGGGGCAAGCCGAATGATTCTGAAGTATCGGTCAGGTCAACATCCGTAGATGAGAACCCTGCGCGGTTCACCTGTGTGGCACTCACAATAGGGACATCCCGTTCCATTGCCAGACCACGCAACTCCTCGGCAATAGCCTTGATGTAGCCATACGAGTTGATGTTGTTGCCGTGCTTGAATCGCGCAGACGAGCAGATGTTGATGTAGTCTACGAAAATGATATCAGGCACGAACTTCTTCTTCAGGCGCAACTCGTCCAACAAGATGCGGAAGTGATTGGCATTAGCAAATGAAGTAGGGTATTCCTTCACGATGAGTTTGCCGCTCACGCCACGGGTCGCACCCTTCAGTCGTTTCTCGTACATTTCAAGTGGCAAATCCTGAAGTTCGTCCATCGTGATGTCCATGACGTTCGCGTCTATGCGTTCTGCAATTCGCTCTTCCGCCATTTCAAGCGTGATGTACAGTACATTTCGGTTCTGCATGAGACACGCAGCCGCATGATGGCACATGAACAGAGACTTGCCAACGCCCGTGCCTGCCATGATGATGTTCAAGGTTTTCGGAGAGATTCCGCCCTTGGTGATGGTGTTGAACATCTCCAAATCAAAAGGAATCTTCTTCTCCACCTTGTGGTAAAAATCGTATCGGTGTTCGTAGTCCTCAAGAAAATCGTGTCCCACGTTGGTGTCAAACGAAACCGCTAGAGCCTTGGACAAGATTTCAGGCAGAGCATTGGGTGTTCTGGTTTTGTCCTTGCCGTCAATGATTTGAATGGATTCAAGAATGGCATTGTAGATGGCTTTGTCCTTGCAGAAATTCTCTGCCGTGTCCACCAGCCACTCCAAGTCCTGCTTTGGAGCCTTTGCCAAATCGTACAGCACACTCTTGCACCGCGAGAACTCGTCTTCGGTAAGAGTCTTGTTGGCTTCCAGTGAAATGACAAGGGCTTCCTTTGTGGGGATGCCCTTGTACTCGTCTACGAACTCCTTCAGTGATCGGAACACCGCACGATCAACCCGATCACTGAAGTACTCCTCCTGCAAAAACGGAATGGTCTTCTTGCAGAATTCGCTGTCGTTAAGCAGCCCTGCCAGTATTGTCTTCTCGGTTTGGCTCATACAATTCCTTATTCGTCACCATCGGCGGATTCCTCTGATGGCTTCTCGTCTGATCCGTAGCAGAATTCCTTCTTGGCTGCGGCATCAATGGCTGCAAGAATCTCGTCTGTGTAGTACTTCTCGGGATTCTTGTTGATCTGCGACTCGAAAGCCGTCTTGCCGTTGGGCAGTTCAATCTTCGTGGACACCTTCTTGAACACCCCGTACTTCACGGCAACATCAAGCAGCCCGTAGTACTTGTTCAAGCCTGTCTCAAAGTTCAACTGCACATCCACCATCTTGTCCTGCTTGGTCAGGCGGCTCTTGTACGCCTTGCAGTGGATGATGTTGCCCACCACCTCGTTGTCCACCTTGTCCTTCTTCTTGGACAGGTAGATGATCGTGGACGCGGCGTACTTCAGACCGCTGCCGCCGCCCATCTCCTTCGTGGGCACATACGCGCCCACCACATCGTAGGTGTGGTTCGTCATCAGCAGGGGAATCCGTGCGTGACCCAACTTGATGGTCAGGACTCGGAACGCTGCCTTCGTGACCTGTGCGCGAGTCATGTCGCGGGTGTTCTTGCCCTCTGCGGTGTCGTTCATCTCCTTCTCGGTGGACAACATTCCAAGGGAGTCAAGCACGATCATCATGCGGGGACGGGTGTCCTTGTCCGCTTCAAGGTACTTGTCCACCGACAGCACACACTGGTGGCGGAACTCCTCAACCGTAGCCACAGGCAGCACAGCCACGCGGTCGGTGTCAATGCCACGGGACTTCAGCAGATCGGAAGTGATGGCTTGCTCCGTGTCAAAGTACATGACCATCGCGTTGGGATCAGAGTTCAGGAACTCGCGCACCACATTGAGAGCAAAGTAGGTCTTGCCTGTGGCTTGTTCGCCTGCAAGTGCCACGATCTTGTTGTCGGGGATACCACCGTGAATGGAACCGCTCAGGAGCGCGTTGAACGCATACGATCCCGTGGAAATGAATCCCTTTACATCGCTGCCCTCCAAGCCGTCAGAGGCTACGGTGGCGTACTTGTTTCCTGCTGCCTTCAGAATGTCCTTCAGTTTCATGGTTTCTCCAGTTCTGTTTTTGCTTGCTCTGCCCAGTCCAGTTCTTCTTCACACCTGCGGATGTCACCCAGACTGCCGTGTTTGTCCAGCAACAACCGCTTTACTTCGTCACGCAGAAAGACCTGTCGAGCCTCTAGGAGGCTCTTCAGGTACTCTCTGTTTTGTGGTTTCAGATCACTCATCCCCTGACAACTTCAGAGTAGGCACGGCAAGATTGGGCTTCGTGGGCACAACCAAACCACCAAAGGCAGAGTTGTACTCGTTCAGGAGTTGAGTCATGGGATCCGCAACAAACACCACGGAGTCCTTTGGAATCTGAATGGTCTGATCGGTGTCGATGAGTGCTGACCACGGAACCATCGCAAGGCTGTTGCCTTCGGGACGGCGCACGGGCACAAACATACACGGATTCTTCAGTGCATAAAAGTTTCCGTCAACCGTTTCGTTCATCTCTGCCACGACCTCTTCACCACTACGCATCTTCAAAATCTTAGTACTCATACCAGTCCTTTCTGTACATACTCTACCGTATGTAGAGGGTGTGTCCACTGTGAAATATACCTTTCCTGTTTACGCAAACAGGGAATCCAGTGTTGCTCGTTCTTCGGGACTCCATCCCACGGCATCTGTAATAGCCCGTAGTGGTTCCACGAATGTTTTATTGAATTGCAAATCGCGGTTAATGTATTTCTCCAGTCC